GAGTAAGATTTGAAATTACTTTCAGATACTAATTCTTGTAGAGAATGTTGTTCTCCCCAAATTCTTTCCAATGCTTCATCATCTTCAGACAATGGAGTCGCAGGATCGAACTCAGATTTATCGTAGTTCGGATAACCTTCAAACTGTCTAATCTTTAAACGGAAGTTTGCACCTTCCCATAGATCAAACGGATTGGTTGGTTCTTCATCTTCAAACGTTGGGTTCATAAGATCATTCAATTTATCAAAGATCTTTTTACCGAACTGATACATGAATACTTTACCTTCATTCTCAGGATTGCCTGGGTCTTTGACTACATAGATGTTAGCAGTATACTTCAGCCTACGCTTCTGTTTACGTGCTTGTTCTTTGTCAGCCTCGACACCACTATTCCAAAGTTTAGAGTTAAACTCAGAAACAGGATCATCCTGATTTAATGTGGTTAGAGAGTTTTCGATATACCATAGACCTGTAGGTCCTTGGAATCCATGATCCCAAATCCTTACGAAAGGCATCTCTTCACCTTGAGAGGCGGGTAGGAAACGAATGACTGCGAAGCCATTGCCTGCCTTATCTCTTGTAGGTTTCCAGAATTTCCCTGCGTTAGGGTCTTGGTATGATTTTGAAGAAATCTTTTCGAGTTGAGAATTCAACTTGTCGAGAGTCTTCGAACGGTTCTTCTTAAGTGAAGAAAAGTCTGTTAGTGCCATAATTAGTTCTCCTTTATATATAGCGTTATATTGCGTAGTATTTAAATACCGAAATGATTCTTGATTAACTCTTGAAATCGTTTCGGCTCAAAATCGAGAAAGGGTTTATACTTTCGCGATTTGTTTATTATATCAAAAGATACGTGTTTGTCAACTACTTTTTCACTCCAATACGAAAATATATTCGCTTGATGAGAAAGAATAGTAAATGTTTCCAAACTAATCTTCTTCTGTAATAACAGAGTCATTACCAAAGGATGTTGTCCATCTATTGATATAAAGTTTCGCTTGTATTCATCATTAAGATGAGCAAGCTCGGATTTGAAGATATAACCTAATGATTCTATCCTCTTCCTCCAATTCGTGTATCTGGCTTCTCCTTCACTGTCGAGTAAATCTCGAACCCAGATGTTTTTATTTATTAAAAGATTACTCAAAATTAGACCTTGTGGGTCCTCTTTTTTCGATAATTTTGCGAACGAATATGCATCGTTTCGCGACATAAAGGTATCAAGATTTGCTCGTACCTTTCCATTATATTTAAAGTAATCGTAATTGTCCGTTGTAAAATGTTTCTTTAATGCCAGAAATTTAACATAAGTATTAAACGAATCATCACTTACTAAAGTCTGTGATATCTTGTTCATCTTCTTTCTTCACCATTCTCAAGTCAACTGCTTCAGTCCGTATCTTCTCTTTCAGTACCGAACTCTTCTTTACGATCTGCGCAATCGTTTCAATTTCAATACCATTCTTATCTGCGAAATGGCAAAGAGCGTCAATATAAGGTACTCCTTTTGAAATGTGTCTACTTATTTCGTGGTGTATTTTATCTGGTGTTAGAGCAACAACGGACATATCAGTGGTTTCCTTAGTTTCTTTTTTTGTCATGTATACCTTGTATTATATACTAGTTAACGTGATATGTCAATAGTTATTTTTTGTTTTGTGTAAATAAATCCGTTCAACGCTATTTGCATTGAACAGATCTATTATATCAAGTTTTTAGTTAGATGTCAATCTATTTATTAAGAATATGATGACATCATTATGATGAAGAACGGTAGGGCGATTGGGAATGATACTAGTGTACAGGCTTGTACTACGTTACAGAACTTACAGACTTTTTCATTATTTTTCAATTCGACAACAAATTGCGAAGTGGTCATTTCTCTCCTTCTTGGAATTATACGTATATTAAAATTATGTTACCACTGGTAACAGCAATTATATATACAAAGCTGAAGAGAAAACAAGAATAATTTTAGTTGATATTTAGTAATAGATTATATTACATTTCGTTATACGTTAACATTCCTCAAACAGAACGTTTTCTACATACTGATTCTTACGTTCTTCGGAGATACCCATTGAGAGTATTGAGCTATGAAGCATTTTGTTTAACTTTTGGTTATGACAATATTTGTTCTGCTGTACTAATGTATTACGCCAACCTTTCTTATGAACAGGATTGTCCATTTCCATTGTATAAAATTGAGCAAGTCTCCAAGCCATGTTACAAAGCTGTTCTGTTTCTTCTCCTTCACGAATACTACCTGCACCAACAATATCCTTTGAGAATATTTCTTGAGCCCAGTCTGGCATTTCCCTTGCTCTTGTCCATGTTAGATCTTTTGTCTCTAAACGAAACTTATCTGAGAATACAGTATTGTCATCGTCAAGTGGAGAGTAGTCACAAAAGCAACCAGAAATCTTTTTAGGATTTGCGACTATATCTAATCCGAAGATTGGAAGGTTTGTACCATAAGCAGGAAACAGATTGATATGCATTAACCATAATTTGTTTTTACCTACCGGTTCAATAATCTTTAAGTGACCTTTACGAATTGAATCTGATTCCCAAAACCAATCTGTCCATCCATCAAGATCTGCTATATGCTTTGGATTCTCGACTCTTGTCATCTTAGCATCAAATAAAGAAACTAAGTCTCCTGCCAATTCTCTAAGCTTGTCGAATAGAACCGACTCAATCATCAGCTTCATCCCAGCTTCTCATTTTACGAGCCATTGTATAATTCTCAGGTTCGTAATTATCAGAGTTGTTTCTATAGTTTTCCATAAGCTCATGGAATAATCGTTCTGCGTATTCAAAACAGTTCATTGCTTCGTCAGCCATTCCGTCATGTAATAGCTCTCTTACACTCTTAATAAGTTCTGCTCTATTCTCGAATTCATACATAAGACCCGACCCAGGTACGTTTCTTTTGATGATTTGTCCACCATGAGCATCTCCAAAATGACGCACGTATAGATGAGCAAGAAGACCTTCATTATTTTCCTCCTCTGCTAAAGATAAGATATGTTTATTATATTCTAGTGTTGACTCGAAGTTATCTTCAATTTCATCAAGATCATATGTTGATTCTAGTTCTTGAAGATCTTCTTCAATTAAGGTTGATCTAAAGATAGGTTCTAATTCCATTGGCACTTCAACGGCTGATTCTAAAACCATATAGTTTTGTAACTGTGCGTGTAGATATTCTTGATATAACTTGGGGCTGATTTGACCTGATAATAACATATCAGCAAATTCTGTTCTTTCTGCGTTGTCGTGATGTTGTCTTGTTAATTCTTTTAGATTATTTGCCACTGATGGACCTCCATTATTAAAATTCATATTGTATACGAAACTATTTATAAATAATTACTGAACTCAATTGTATATATCTCAGTAGGAGAAACTATGAATAACAAAGTACAATTTTGTGATGTAAAAGGTGAGGCTGAAAAGAAAGCCGAAATGGCAAAGATTGCCTATGAAGATGGTAAAGACGCAAAACCATTATTCAAAAAGTTAGGTTATACCGGTCATAAGTTTATTGACCATGACGGTGCACAAGCCCATTGTGTATGGAACAAAGAAGAGTTTGTTTTATGTTGCCGTGGTACTGAACCTACAGAACTCAATGATCTTAAAGCAGATCTCAACATTTGGCCTGATAAAGCGCAGGTTGGTGGTTGGGTACACAATGGATTCCAAAACGAAATAGATGATATCTGGGAAGATATTACTAAAGTACTAGTCAAGCACGTAGAGAAAAAGATTAGTATTTGTGGACATTCATTAGGTGGAGCAATGGCAACAATTGCTGCTTCAAGATTACTCGAATACAAACCCGTTCTATATACTTTTGGTTCTCCAAGAGTTGGTAATGCTGCATTCGTAAAAGAGTGTGCTGACCTAGAACATTATCGTTTTGTAAATAACAATGACCTCGTAACAGTTATACCACCTTGGTTTATGGGTTATCGACATCACGGTCAAGTAATGTATTTTAACTATAATGGTATAATTAAGAACCTTGCTTGGTGGAGAAAGTTAAAAGATAAAGTCCGCGGAATTGTTACCTCGTGGATCAAATTAAAGCCTTTTGACGGCCTTTCAGACCACTCAATGGATAACTATACAAAATATACTAAGGATAACTAATGGACATTTTAGAGAGACTAACGGACGATACTCTATGGATCTATACAGCAATCCTTGGCTCAATAGCTGGTGCAGCATTCTTATTTTGGTTTAAGGATACAAGAATGGCTCAGTGGGGAGTTGCTAAATTTGATGCGTTCTTAGAAATGTTGGCAGTACGATGGGGATGGACTTGGTTACAAACTGACCCTGAACTATGGAGAAAGAAATATCCTAAAATCGTTGCCAAGATTGAAGATCTAGAAACAAGAATCGAGTTTATGGAAAAGATTGCTCATGCACCAATTGAACCAGGTGGAGCAACTGAACTTAAATCACTTATCGAAGATATCAACAAACGTCTTGATAAAATCGAAAAGAAACGGAAGTGATTAGGTTAACTAATGCAGCAATATCTCAAGCGTCTAAGAAGGCAACGGCAGAGGGCAAGCAATTTATACGAGTTGGTCTTGTTCCTGGTGGTTGTACTGGGTTTGAGTATATTTTTGAGTGGGCTGAAGAAATTAATAATAATGATCATATAGAATCATACGGCAATTTTAAAGTTGTAGTTGATTCTTATAGTAAACCCTATTTAACACAAGCTACTTTAGATTTTGTTAAAGAAGGTCTTAACGAGCAGTTTAAGATAATGAATCCTGCAGAAAAAGCTTCTTGCGGTTGTGGAATATCTGTTCAATTTTAAAGGAGAAAGATATGGATTGGTTAAAAGATAGATTAAAAGAAAGAACTTCATTAGACGGAGCAGTTGCTATCGGCGGTGGAATTGTAATGATTTTAATACCAACAAGCTTAATTGGTTGGGGTCTTATTGCGTACGGTGCATGGACTATATGGAAGAAGGAAGACTAATGAGCGAAGAAATTAAATCAAGCGGACATCATCCTGCTGATACAAATGGAGACGGCAAAGTTTCCAAAGCTGAAGAGGCAATGTATCTAGAGTTTAAAAGAAAGGAACTCGAAGATCAGGACGCAATGAGAGATGCTCAACGTAAGATGGCATGGTTCTCATTATATGGAATGTTAGCATATCCTGTTTTAGTAATCGGATCTAATGTGGTCGGTTATGAAAAGGCAGCTGATATCTTAGGCGATATGGCAGGAGTATATTTTATTGCTGTTGCTGGTATTGTTGCTGCATTCTTTGGTGCACAAGCCTGGACTAAAAAGTAAAGGAAGGGGGCGCAATGCCCCTTTTTTATTCCTGTACCTTTGCGATTCTTTGAACCGTTGTGGTATCATGGTAATCGTTATCTCTGAAATCTCTAACAGAAACTTCTTTAACTAGAAAACCATCTTGTACTTTATAATTGACGAGTTCTTTTCTGAACACTCCTTCCATTTTATCAAGTGCAGTTTTGAATGGTCCTTCAGAATTTGCATTGAATCCTTCTGATGCTCTATCTAACATTACCTTTTTTGAATGTGTTAGTGTCTCAACATTGTTGCCTTTATAATTTGCCATAATCTATTCCTCTTCTGGTGGTTGTTGGTCTGGGTGGGTTCCTGCAGCCCATAGTAATCTTTCAGGATCGTCTTCAGGTTCGTCAGGTGCTCCGTTTTCTGGTATAAGTTCTGCTACTACCATTTTAAGTCCTGAATTACCGAGTTCGTTTTCTTGTAGTGAATGCGCTGGGTATATACTTGTGTTTGCTTCACCAGGTACAATTTCACCAGCCATATCTCCGTCTTTATCACGTTCAAATCGAGCGTTCTGAATCCAAGTCGGATTGTTTGTTACCGTATCAGTATAAACAGTTGCTACATGGTCAAAGAATGCAGTACCTGCACCTAATGTTTGAAAGTCCCATGTTAAATAATTTACTTCATCCCAAAACGCTTCTCTTGCTACATGATATTCATCAGAGTACATAAAGGATTTACTTCCTGCTTGATTACGACCAATTAATAACATCGTACCAAGAAAGTGAGTACCTTCTACAAAACCTGAACTTAATGTAAGTGCGTATCCATCTTCTGAACATACAAAAAGAACTCCGCCTGTATCAGCTGAATCTAAATGAGATTGGAATTGTTGTCTAAGGTATGCGCGTTTTTCTTCGTTAGTACCTTCGCCGACAGGAGTGTCTACCCAAGGATAACTTCCGCTATTTAAATTATCAATGCAATCATCAAACAATCGGTTGAAGTCTGCATCATTAATTTCTGTTATTAAATCAAATCTTATTGCCATAATATAAAAATTTCCTATTGAATTGTTTCTGGAGAAATAGTAGCTCCATTTGAATAAGGTGCCGTACTATTAACATATGATTGACCCCAAATCCAACCAGTTAATCCAGTGCTTGAATTATAAAAGTGAGAAGCATTAGAAGTATATAAAGTAAAGTTTCCATCAGTATAACGATTAAACCAATTACGAGCTCTATTACCTCTCATATAGATTACTTGAGAATGTTGAGTTCCTTTAAAGGTTGTTCTTACTCGATATATTCCAGCAATAACAGCTCCACGATAGTTGTTTGGAGCACAAGAACCCATTGCTCCAATGACCTGTCCGTTTGAGTACCCCCAGTTGGAAATTGCTGAACCATAATTTATCTGACCACAAATAATATGCCAACCACGATGAGCTCCGTAAAAGTCAGCAAAATCAATTGCTCCACTTGTTGGAACATTAGTATTATGGCCTGAACCATAACTGTGCACATATGTAGCATTAGTACCACCACGGTAATATTGCGACATCTGATAGCTTCCACCAAACTGATTTCTAATATCAGCTAGTGAAATCGCACCGCTTGTTTGTAGTCTACTCAATTCTAACTCTCCTATTGATTAATTATTTATTAATCTATAAGAAGCTGAATTAATCCATTCTCCCAATTTTCAACAACATCTCTTGCGTATGATTCACTTTTACCTGGTAATGTTCTTGTCTCAACAACTTGACCATTTTCCATAAGGTCTACAACATACATTGTATCTGGGCCACCGCTGCCTGAGGCATTAGTACCACTAACTTGTTGTCTCCTAATACTTGCCGTCCTACTCATCTTCTTCCGTCTCCAAATCGCTTTCGCGAATTATGATCCCATGATATGTTTCTCCAACAACAGGATCCTTTGTTACTAAACTGTGCATAACCATTATAGCCATGAAAATCCAAAATGCTATACCGAGAATAATAAGTCCTCTAATCGACCAAATACTTAGATCATCAAGAAACTTATCTATATAGTCAAACATTTATTTCTCCAATACAGGAATATCAGCCTTACGTCTAACAAGCTCGTTACGAACTTTTTGTCTAACTTTAGGTACTGTATTCGATCTTGTATACATTTCTAATAGTTCTGCAAGAGGCATTGATTTTGCATAAGTATGCTGTATTGTAGTTTTACCAGTATTTCTATCTTTGACCACCTGGCTTGGTCTTAATTTAATCGGCATTATCCAATTTCTCCATTGCTTGTACTACTCTATCGAGGTCAGGGTCATTTAAATGTCCGTAAATACCAACGTCTCCTGAGTAGGAATATTCTTTCATAAAATCTAGTTCAACTGGTGGCTCAACAAAGTCTTCAGTCGTTCTATCCATAAATGCAATTTCCCACAGTCCTTTTTTCCAACCGTAGGATCCTGTAAATTTTACAACTGATAAAATATAATCTTTAAAGTCAAATTGCATTCTAACGCCGTCGTGCCATTTTTCTTTAGGTGGGAACTTAGCCATTACTTGCTCCTGAAGGTATACCTACCTCCCATGATACTACTGTATTAATTCTAAATGATCTCCAAGCTTCTTTATCAATTGCCCAAGCAGCAATATGATCTGACTCAGCATCAATATCTTTTATACCAACTTTAATACCATTCTCTTCAAGAATAGTTTCGTTAATGGTACAAGGCATAATACGAATCTCTTCAGTATTAATCTTTTTAAATACAACAGTGACAACACCTTCTTTCAGTGCTTTAATCAAATTTTCCAATTCTGGCTTCTTCATAATATTTCCAATTGTTTTCAGTAGTGTCTATTAT